CACCCGAACTCACGCTTTGCTACATCATTTCCAACCTTCCGGGCCCGACGCTGTGGCTTGACCAAACCGACGAGGATGCCCGCGACTACTCCGAGGCGCGGCTTCAGAAGTTGTTCGACCAATGCCAGCCGGTGGCCCGCCTCATGCCCACCGGCATCCACCGCCACAAGCGCAAGAACAACGCGATCCACTTCAACAACGGCATGGTGCTCTGGATTCTGGGTGCCCACAACAAGACCAACCTGCAGCGCCGGTCGATCCGCTGGTTGGTCGGCGACGAGACCTGGCGCTGGCCCGAGGGGCACATGGCCGAGGCCGAGGCCCGCGTCACCGCCTTCGGTTGGCTTGGCAAATGCATCTTCATGAGTCAGGGCGGCGAGGAGGATGACGACACCCACCGCAAGTTCCTAACAACCGACCAGCGCGAGTGGATGTTTGCGTGTCCCGAGTGCGGCCACCGCCAACCGTTCAAGTGGGAGCGCGTCGAGTGGAGCAAGTCGGCCCGCGATGAATTCGGCGAGTGGGATTTTGACGAGGTCCGGCGCACCACCGCGCTGCGGTGCGAGTCATGCAACCACTACTTCGAGGATGGCGAACGGACCCGCCGCGAACTCAACGCCACCGGGGCCTTCGTCGCCAAGAATCCCAAAGCATCCAAGGAGAATGTCGGATTCCATTGGAACGCTCTGTGCGCGATGAGCTGGGGCCAGCTCGCCGAACTCTATCTGCGGGCCAAGACGGCGGCTCGCAAAGGGGATGTGAGCTTGCTCCAGCAATTTTACCAAAAACGCCTTGGTTTACCGTGGCGTGAATATGTCGAGGATTACAAACTGGAGATCACGAAGTCCGGCTACAAACGGGGCGAGACATGGGAGGAGGAGGGCGCGATCAACCCGAAAAACGGCGCCATCCTCGCTGCCCCGCTGCCCGAGCGCACCGGCCTCATTCCGCTGCGCTTCATCACCGTGGACTGCCAGATGGACCATTTGTTCCTGGTCGTCCGCTCGTGGTCGGCCGAGGGATCGAGCCGCCTGATGTGGAATGAACGCATCCTGACCTTCACCGACATCGACGTGATGCAGGAACGCTTCGGCATTCACCCGAGCCTGGTGTTTCTCGACGCCGGCTATGCGACCTACGATGTTTACCGCGAGTGCGCCAAACGAGGTTGGGTCGCGCTCATCGGCGACCGGCGTCCGGTCTATCCGCACAAGGGCCGCGATGGCAAGACCGTCCAGCGGTTCTACTCACCCCGGCGCAAGGTGGTTCTCTCCCACAAGCAGTCCTGCCACGTCCATTATTGGAGCAATCTCAACATCAAGGACACGCTCGCCCGCCTCCGGCGCAACCAGGACGCGAGCCGGGGACCGACCTGGGAGGTGCCCGACGACATCGACGACGATTACCTGGCGCAGATGGAAAGCGAGCAGCGCATCAAGGAAAAGGGTCAGTGGATGTGGAAGCAGATCGGCTCGCGGCCGAACCACTACTTCGACTGCGAGTCGATGCAGGCGACCGCGGCGACCATGCTCAAGATCGTCGGACGCGAGGCGGTGACCACCGCCCCGGTTGACACTCCGGACGGGGAGTCATGAAAAACGTCACCATCCTCCGCTTCCTAACCGCCATCGGTTCCGCCCTGTCCACCGTCGCCGCGCTCGATCTGGCCGGCGTCGCCAATGTCTTCGAGCCATCGACCGCCAAATACCTGCTCGCCGCAGGTCCCGCCGCGCTGGCCGCGAAAGAGTTCATCGTGGTTCTCGGCGATTGGTTTGACGATGGCAAACCCAACAAGTCGTTCAAGGTCGGCGTGCTCTGCTTCGCCCTCGCGTTGCTGTCGCTGCCCTTCCTTACGTCGTGTGCCACGCCCCCGCCGGTCACCGGCACCTTCGCCAACAAGGACGGCCGGATCACGGTCCATCCGGACGGCCGCTTCGAGATCACCGTCGAACCCCGCACCTCCAAGTAAGCCATGCCTCCCGACACTTTCACCGATTGGTTCAACGCCCAGAATTTCCGCCACTTCGGCGCGGGCGAGTTCACCCGCTATTTCGCAGCCGTGCGCAAGGGGGTGAAGAACTCGACCCCGCCCCGCAAGCTGTGGGACAACCTGGTGCCGACGCTGAGGATCGTGGATGCCCTGCGCGGACACCTCGGCAAACCCTGCCGGATACTCAGTTCCTACCGTTCGCCGGATTACAACCGGGCAGTGGGTGGGGCACCGCTCAGCCAGCACCTTCAGTTCAACGCCCTGGACATCGCCTTCGATGGCGTGCGGAGCGGCATTGTGTATGCGGTTCTTCTGGCATGGCGCAAAGACGGCAAGTTCACCGGCGGTCTGGGTTTCTATCCGTCGTCCGGTTTCGTCCACATCGACACGCGGGGCAGCAACGCCACCTGGCAAGGCAAGTAATCGACACTCCAACCAGATCGACACATGCCACGTCCCATCAACACCACCACCCGCATCGGCCAGTTGCGCTCCGTCCTCGGTCTCAATGCCCGCGAATTGGCTTCAATCGTAGGGATGTCCCACGGCTTTCTGAAGCGCGTGGAAGCGGGTTATAACACCCTTTCGACCGCAACGACTGAACGCCTCGCCTTCGCCACCGGGGTTGACCCCCAATGGCTGCTCGGCAATGGCGAGGATCTTCAACCGACATGGTTCGATCCAAAGGCAGGACGAACAGCCCCATTCACCCGCGACGACTTCACCGCCAATCGGGAAACACTCCCGGCGGACTCTATCGGACCGGTCGTTGAGACGGTGATTCGTGCCAGTTCGCTCAAGGTGCTCGCGTCCTTGCGAGATGCCGCACGACATAACACGCTCGGTGCCGCCCTGTATCTCGTGGATCGTCTGTTGCAGGAGATGCCCGACAAATTGGGCTGGTCCGCAGAGGATGCCGAGAAGATGCGCCGCGCCCATGCCTCCGAAACGGAGTCGCCCCGTTGACAATCCTATTGAAGCATGGCCCGAGGACTCTTCATCACCGGATTCACCGTCAGCGAGGTTCTCGCCATCCAAGCGCGGGCGAAGGAACTGCTATTGGAAGGCAAGACCATCATGAACTGGAACGACGCGGAAACGTCGGTGTCCAAGCAGTTCACCATGCCGGTCGATCAGGTGCTTGAGGAATGCGGGCACGCGCTGCGGGTTCTCGACCCCGAAACCTACGGCCGCGCCCGCATCACCAGTGCCTCCTACATCGCCGGATACCTCCCGAAATGAGCCGCCTCAAATCCATCGCCCGCCTTCTGCTGCCCCCCGTCCTCGTTCCGAAGGCGTGGGGGTCGCCGTATGAAGCGGCCAACTGGTCGCCCCGCCGTGGTGCGGTGCCGGGAGCTTCGCCAAGCGACGCCCGCAACGAACTCACTCCCGGCGTGCGCACCGAGCTGGTCCGCAAGGCGCGCTACCTTCACAAGAACAGCGGATTCGTTAGGGAGTTGGTCGCCAACATGGCGATCTATTCCACGGGCGACGGCATCCGCGTCCAGGCACAGTCGGGCAACCCGGAGTGGAACCGCAAGGCCGAGGAGTTCTTTTCCCTGTGGGCCGCCCGCTGTGAGGTGACGCGGCGGTTTTCGTTTGCCGAATGCCAGTCGCTCGTCTGCCGGGGCATGGACATCGACGGCGAGTATTTCATCCACAAGACCCGTGACAGCGAGGGCGAGCCGCGCATCCAGTTGATCGAGTCCCACCGGATCGGCGACGAGTTCGGGTCCAAGGAAACCATCGACGGCGTTGGCCTCGACGCGTGGGGCGCACCGGTATTCTACCGGGTGTTGGAGGATGGCCGGAAAGTCCGCGATCTCCCGGCGGAGGCTATTCTTCACATCCACGAGCCGGAATGGGCCGGCGGCGTTCGCTCCCATCCGACGATCCAACATTCGATCAACCATGTGCTCGATGAAATGGAGTTGCTCGCCCTGGAGAAACACGCGGTCAAGGACAACGCCGACGTGGCCCGCGTGCTCAAGACCGCCCGTGGCGAGATCGACGACAACGGTGATTTCGTGGTTGGCGGCGGCAACACCGGCGGCGAGGCCAGCGACCCGGTCACGCTTCAACGCATCGTCGGCGGCAAGCTGGTCGCCCTCAAGCCCGACGAATCGCTGGACAGCTTCCAATCCAACCGCCCGTCGCCCACCTTCACCGGCTTTCTGGAACACCTGCGCCGTGACGCGGCGCTCGGAGTGATCCCATTCGAGTTCGCGGCGGATTCCAGCAAGATCGGCGGCGCGGGTGTCAGACTCATCGTCGCCAAGGCGGATCGCCGGTTCTCGTTCCGCCAGCTCATTCTCGAACGCCGGTTGATCCAACCGGTGTGGGCCTATGTGATCGGCGATGCCATCGACCGCGGCCTGCTGCCGCCCGTCGCCGGATGGTGGAAAATCACTTCGGTGCCACCCCGCCGGATCACCGTGGACGCCGGCCGCGAAGCCCAACAGAACC